GGAGCGTTCGCAAGTCCGACCTCCAACCAACCGGCGTGGGTTAACTGGCTGTCACCCACAGCCTTCGTGCCTGCGCCGCAAAGTCCCATGCGGAACGTCTGCGTATACGCCGAACCCTTCAGGAACTTGTTCAGCAGGTCGTCCTTGCCGAGTGTCGTCACGAGATTCCGGATAGTCTCCCTCCACTTCAACTTCCCGTCCGGACCGAAGCACGCGACATCGAAGAATCCGTGGACGTGGACGCTCTCCTCGCATCCACCGCCGCGCGAGACGGTTGCGCCCGAAGAGACTTGCGCGGTCAGATTGTCTTTCATTACTTTTCTCCCTCAGGGATGAGCGTACCGCCCACCAGTTTTCCGTCCTTATCCCAGTCCAGCTTGACACTGCTTCCGCGTCGACGTGGGACGTGCACCGGAGCCGTGAAGTGAACCTGCGGAGCGGCAACGTTGATCTGCGCCGGCGCGACGTGGACCACAGGCGGAGTCACATTGACCTGCGGAGCCGGAGCGCGGAGCGTAACCAAGAGCTGCTGGACCGGAGCATCTTCTGTCGGAGGCTCCTCTCCAGGCAATACGCTTCCCGGCGGACGCACCTGTGTCAACCCGGCGACGGACACCTTGCGGGGATCGGAGTCATACACGAGTCCGAATTCATCCGCACGCTCATTGTCATCGCGCTGCTGCTGGTCGACGACCTCGGAGTCCTCACCCTGCTCGCTGACAACCTCCGAGCGCGAAGTAAACCCGGAGCGGATTGCCTTCTGAGCTGCAGCAACATCCTGGACAGGATGGATGTACGGCCACCCCTGCGGCATCCACTTGACGCGGAGCCAGGGACTCGGGTCTGCGAGGTATGAGAGGACGTCGATGGGAAGCGCTCCGGAGACAATAGCCCGATCCATCCACGCCATCCAGACGCGGCGGCATAGCTGGAACGCTACGATCTCATGCTGGTCTGCTTGGATTTCCCTCCGAAATTCGTGAAGGATGACGCGCACGGTGCGGTCGTTGACACCTGACATGTCTCCCGTCAGAACTTCGTACGGCACGCCTGTCGCCGCTGAGACCGCGCGGAGCTGCTGGCGCGTGAAGTCCACGTATCCGCTAATGACATCGGGCGGATCAGAAAAAGTTACCTTCTCGCCGGCCTGAAGTTCCTGGAAGATTCCAGGCTGAAGACCGAGCGTTGGCCGATCTCCCTCTAGCGTGGTGTTCGGTTGGTCCACGATCGGAACCACGCTCGTCGATTCCGAAAGAGGATGTTCTAGAAACGCTACGAACATCGCAGCGAGTTGCTGCCGAATCAACGTCGCGTCGTCGAACTTGTCCAGCTCTCGGAGACGGATCAACGACTGCGTGAGATGCGGGATTCCGCGCAGCTGGCCCGCGCGCTGCGGCTTGAACAAGTGGATGACTTGATCCGCGGGGATCCGACGCAACGACGTCGTATCCATATCCTGGAGATCACCCGGTCGCGACTGATAGAAATAGTATGCGACACGTCCGCCGATTCCGTCGAACTCGATTCCGGCACGGATCCGGTTGCGACCGTCCACGCCATTATACTGGTGAGGACAAAGTTCCGGCTCCAAGACTTGAATCTGCATGGGGACGGAGAGATCATCCTCCGGCAACCTGGACCGGATCCGAATGAACACTTCTCCCGCTTCCAGCCAACACCGCACGATCTGATCCTGCTGGCCGTACCAGCTGAGAAGTCCGTCCGCGTCGCTCTCTCCGGACCACCTGTTCCACAGCTCGTGCGCCTGGCGCCGAAACTCGCTGTCGGGCGCGAGAGACAAAGGCTTGATCCCTGTCCCGACGATGTTCGAGACGAGCTTGTCAATGACGCCACTCGCGTATCCGTCGTTGCGCGTCGCGAGACGCGATCGGTCACGGAGCGACGTGAGATTCCCCAACACTCCGGAGTTCGGCGACGCCGTCGGAGCGTTCCAGCCAATCGTTCGTCGCGTGGCGGAACCAGCCTCATACGTCGCGGAATTGCGCACTACGGCACGCGTCTTTGGTTTACCCCGCGCAACCCGCTTCATCAGAATCCCTTTTCGGAATATCCGAGAGACTGCTTAGGTCGGGCGGAAAGCTCAGACGCAATCCGAGTCTCCGCGGAGAGAAGTTCCTCCATGGATCGGTATGTCACGGAGCGGTCCGCGAACTGAACGGAGCGCTCACCCGACGCGATAGCGCGACGGATCGCTTCAAGGTCGTCGGTAGTAAATGCCATCCCTAAATTATACCACCCGCTCCCAATCTCTCCAGAGACGGACTAGAGGAGCTAAATCACGCTTCCATCCTGTCCCGAAAATCGACGTGCGGAGTGCGCCTTTCACATGCACGATTCTCGTGGTCGACCCGAATCCGGCCCAGCTAGAATCCTCACAGTTCCACTTCGAGCACGGAACACGACCGACCCGAACACCTGCGGGATAACCACCCTCTAGAAGAGATCCGAGCGATGCTTGGTTGTATCCGCCGTATCGCTCACGCCACGGCATCCGCGCGGCATCGTTGTTGAAGAAGGACTTATCCCTGGCGGACCACGCACTCATAAATGCACGCGACGCATCGTTGACGCGCACCGCGATGACTCCTGCGTTGAGCGGAAACCGACTCTGCTCCCGTCCCGTATACGCGAAGTCAAACTCCGTTTCCCACAACTCATCGAGGTTCCCAACGACGAACGTATCCGCATCAACGATGAGCACTTGCGATCCGTCAGGCTCCGCATTGACTATCTGCGTCCAGAGCGTCAGCTTCCATCCGTTGTCGATCTGGGCTTGGCTAGACCTCGGCCCGCTGAACTCCGGACGGGTGACCTGCCGGACACGAACATCCCAACTGGGACACCAGGACCGAGCGCTCGTCTCCAAGACACGAGCCATCCTGCCGAACTCGGATCCGCCGAACCAAACGCTGGCGAGAACAGTCATAACGAAATCCGATGATGCGGAGCGCGCTCGGGTCCGCGACAAGGACAGTGCTCCGCGACCGGAGCGCCCGCAGGAGGTCCGTCTCCAAATGCGCGTCGCCAGTGATAAACGTACAGGCCTTCGATCACGTAAACACGGAAACCTTTGTCACGGAGAGCAAAATGCATCCGGTGGTCTACGCACATCATCCCGTCAACGAAACCTCCCGCGGCAGACCAGGATCGCTTCGAGATCAAAATGACAACTCCGCCGAATCCTCCGGTGTCAGTGACATCGAGGAGTGTCCGCACCTTTATCCGCTTCGCACCGAACTTGCGGTGCTCCGCAACATCGTGGCACTCGCGATCTCCCACCTGCTGCCACGGGCGGAAGATCCGATTCGTAACCGCTGTGAATGCTCCTGCGTCGGGCGCTGCCGCGATAGCTTCCTCCATCTGAGGATACCAACTGCGCGTTGTCCACATCGCGTCGTGATCCAGGAAGCACGCCCAGTCATCCGGACCGAGGATCGCGAGCGCATCGTTGTACGCGCGACCGAGGTTCATGTCCGTTCGGAATGGCATCATCGTATAGATCACACCCCGTAGAACTTGTCAATCCTGACAAGCTCCCTCCTGTACTTAGGATTTCCCTTTGGGATAGATCGGCAAGGACATCCCTGGCCTGTTCTCTTATCTATTGCGAAAGGAATGTGCGCAGCGGGCGGAGTCCCTCGGCCAGTCGTGCCGCGCCAATGGTACACGTACAACCCTTCGATGAGAAAAATCTTATGTCCGGATGCGCGCAGAGCGTAATGGAACATGTGATCGACGCAGAGCAATCCGTCGACGAATCCTCCGGCATCGAGCCACGCACGCTTACTGACGAGCATCAAAACTCCACCCCAGCCTTGTGTATTCGTCACATCTAGCAGAGTCCGCTGCTGCAGTTGACGCTCTCCGAGAGCGCGATGCATAGAGATATCATCTCGCGCGCGATCCGATCCCGAAAGTACCTGCCAAGGGCTGTTCATACGATTCGTACACGCCGTGAAGCATGCCTCTGGAGCCGTAGCGATTGCCTCGTCAAGCTGCTTACGCCACGATGTCGTCGTGAACATCATGTCGTGATCGAGCAGACACGCCCAGTCATCCGGGCCCAGACGTTCCATTGTCTCGTTGTACGCCCGACCAAGATTCATTTCGCGGTCAGTAGCGAACGGGACAGTGACTAGGATCGAGTGGGGTGTAGCGGCACACGACGACTCACACGGAGGCGCGGGGATCGGCGCGGCACGGGGTGTCGGCCGATCTCTTTCACGGAGGAGAGACCGCGAGCGCAAA